TGTTCTCCTTGAGGACCTTGCTCTCCCTGAGGACCTTGCTCTCCCTGTGGACCATCGAAACCTTGAGTACCTTGATAACCTTGAGCGCCTTGAGCGCCTTGGGGTCCTTCTCGACCTTGAGGGCCTGCTTCTCCCTGTGGACCATTGAAGCCCTGAGTTCCTTGATATCCTTGAGCACCTTGAGGTCCATTGAAGCCCTGAGTTCCTTGATAACCTTGAGCACCTTGAGGTCCTACATCACCTTGAGTTCCTGAAGCGCCTTGTGGACCATCAAAGCCCTGAGTACCTTGATAACCTTGAGCGCCCTGAGGTCCATTAAACCCTTGCGTACCCTGATAACCCTGTGCTCCTTGAGGACCGTTAAACCCTTGTGTTCCCTGATAACCCTGAGCACCCTGAGGGCCATTAAACCCTTGCGTGCCCTGATATCCCTGTGCTCCTTGTGGTCCTGTATCACCTTGAGTTCCAGAAGCGCCTTGTGGGCCATCAAAACCTTGCGTGCCCTGGTATCCTTGTGCTCCTTGTGGACCATTGAAACCTTGAGTGCCTTGATAACCCTGAGCACCTTGAGGACCGTCAAAGCCCTGAGTACCTTGATACCCTTGAGCACCTTGAGGACCGTCAAAGCCCTGAGTACCTTGATAACCCTGGGCTCCTTGAGGTCCTGTATCACCTTGAGTTCCTGAAGCGCCCTGAGGACCTACAAAACCTTGAGTACCTTGATAACCCTGGGCACCTTGCGGACCATCGAACCCTTGAGTGCCCTGATAACCTTGTGCCCCTTGAGGTCCGTCAAAGCCCTGAGTACCTTGGTATCCTTGAGCACCTTGTGCGCCCTGAGCACCAGTCAGACCTGATACAGCAAGATCAGATGGAGCAATCTTCTTCCATGTGCCGCCATCATCAATGTAAATGTAATCGGCGTCACCAGAAAGAGTTGTTATGACAGCGTTAGGAATGTCGTTTGATCTACCAATACCAGTGACCTTAATTACACCGTTGGTAGCATGGGCACTCATAACCACACCGACATTCTGTACAAGATGATTGCCTGCTGTTGGTCTTGTTTGTGTAATACCGCCTTTTACAGTTGGGCTTACATAAACCTTTCCACCTTCTGTCATACCAGAAGTATTCAGACCAGCAGCCCTACCAAAGGTGATAACAAGACCCTCACCGTTTATTGCTATATCTTCTTTAACAACGCCAATAGCAGGCATACTGCTTTGTGAATCTGCTCTTGCGAGAGCGATATAAGCAGTATTAGCATTGTGAGCACCAGTAATAGTGACCACATCACCTTTATTAATAACTCCTGCTGTGTTGTTGTATACTTTTGCTACGGTATGATCAAGATGATCATTGAGCCATACTTGACCACCTTCATCCCATTGTATAATCTGTCCGTCTTGTACACCTGTTATAAAAGTATCACCAAGACCAGATAGTGAACTAACATCACTATCCGATAACCATGCTGCTTCGTTTGCTGCTATGTAAGCAGAAAGAGATACAGTAGAACCTTCAATGTTAGTTACTAACGAACTAAGAGCAGAGTTTGTTGCTGATAGGACATATTGAGGGTGATCGTTATCTGCTAAACCACTTAAACTACCATGATCAATTGCAGATAAGGTTCCACCCCACAAACCTTCGTTTGCTGCTATGTAAGAATATAGATCAAGGATGTCACCCTCGTTCAGTTCTACCTGTGCTGATAAAGTAACATTGGTTGCACTTAATACATATTGAGGGTGGTCATTATCAAGAAGACCTGTAAGGTTACCGTGATCACCTGCGTTGGTAGCAATATAACTAGAAAGCGCAACAGTAGACGCTTCTATACTTGCAACTAATGCACTTAGTGCTGAGTTAGTAGCTGATAGAACATATTGAGGGTGATCGTTATCCGCTAAACCTTGTAAAGCTCCGTGATCACCTGCGCTACCAGCACCGACAGGATAAGCATTCTCCCACTTACCAGTTGAAGAGAAGTATACTAAGCTTTGACCATGAACAAGAGAACTTATGTTAACATCAGTTAATGCTGAAAGTTCACCTACTGCATCAAGTGCTGAAACAGTCCAATGAAGACCATTCCATATTAAACTGTCTCCTGCCGTTGGAGATGTTAATCCTGCCCTAAGAACTGGATCAATATCATTAAGATCAGATGATAAGTAAAGATCATTTAATCCTAAATCATCTTTAAACTGAGCTAAACTAGAAACACCTGTTCCCCCATGAATAATTCCTAGGGTATCACCAGAGCGAAACTCTCCTATAGTTGGTCCGCTGGATAGGTTTACTATCCGTAAAGGTATTCTATCAGCCATGATATATTATATATCATTCTTCGTCAAGATCAATAGGATCTTCAATTAGGGCTTCTATATCTTTAAGAGCTTTCATGAGATCTTTGGCTGTCATTCCTTGAGTGACTTCTTCTTCTTCAAGATCATCCATCTCTGGCTCATCGTCATCATCTTCTTTCTTCTTTTTACCCTTTCCTTTAATTGCTTTACCTATAGCATCTCTACGATTTTTTAGATACTTATCAGTTTTATCAACCTTGCCATCGTTATTAACATCTTTATCTTCTTTACCAACAGGATCAAGAGCTTCTGTGAACAATTCAGACATAATCATTTCGACTACATCTTCATCAGAAGATAGTTCTTCATTTAATCTAAAAGAACTTACGACAGCTTCGTCTGAATAAACACTCTCATAACCTGAGTGCTCAAAAATGTACTTAAGACCGTTGTTGACATCAATTGCTTCAACACCGTTTTTTGATTTAAGCATTTCCGCCATTCCAGAGAAGCACTCTCTAATAGCACTACCTCTTGGTGAAATTTTAGCTAAAGATTCAAAAATAAGGACTTCTGTGTTTAAAAGTGTTTTAAAGGTTGGAGTTTCTTTAAGGTTGTTGATGTTTACTCCGTATTTTTCTTGTAGAAGAGTAGAAACCATTTCCTTAAGTGGTTTTTTCATTTCAAACAACTTAGCAACGAATAACTTTAGATCATTTTTGCTAAAGTCAGTTGACTCACTTAAAGTCACAAGATTATTGTGTATGGTGTTTGATAGTTGCTTCTTTGATACAAGTGCTAGATAAGGAATCTGGACAAAAGCTTCTACAAGAGCTTGTCTTACAACAGAATCGTCTTCCTCAAAGATTTTTAGAGCTAAATTAGAAATACACTCCTCAGTAACCCAAACAGTATCAAAGGACTTCTTTGACTCAAGAATTTCTTTCTTTACAAGCTCTTGCTTGCAAACCATTTCGTAGATATCAGAGTTTTCATCTAATGATACCTCAAAAGAACCTTTTTCCTTCAGATCATCAATAGACATTCTAGGAACATCAAAAGCTCTTGAAACAGTTTCTGAAAGCTTGACTGCATTTACTATTTCTGGTATTGATAAAACCTTCTCAGAGTTCTCCTTTAAGAATTTAGAAATGTTCTCTGAAAGTTCTAGGAATCTTTCAAACTCTTGAGTGCTTACAATGTTGAAGGTGTTATTAAAAGCTTCAGATTGCTCTTGCAACTTTTCTACAGTTTGATTGAAACGAACTCTTTGACCCCAAGCTTCGATTAAATTATCAAACGCTTCACCTGCACCTGCAAGCTGGTCATTGTACACATTGTCAATAAAAGAAGAAATTTGATTCTTGGTTAAGGAATCAAATTTCTCTTCTTCAGTGAAAACCTCCCCAGATTCCACATCAATGTCATCTAGAATCATTGTTTCACCAAAATAAAATGTACCCTCGATGATATTCCCACTTTCAGTCACGAAAGTCGCTCTAGAAGAAGCGTCATCAACAGAAAATAGGGTTACATTCTCCCTTAGTGAGTGTCCTAGGTTATCGGACATGAAATTTAGATTAGAAATTTTCTTATTTCTTTGATTGAAGAATGTTTTCATAGCTATAGTGTATATTTCTCTATTTATATAGTTTTTTATAGGGCTAATTTTTTAAAATTGAACTTTATTTTTCAAAATTCTGCTTATGGCCTTGTATTTTGGAGAATCTGCGCCCTCTTCAATCAGATATTTCCTTTTCAAAACCTCTAATTGTTCAATTTCCTCTTTTTTAGCTGTGGGTTTCGGCTTTGGTTGTGATTTGTTAACATCAATATCATTTTTGGCTTGATTATCGGCAACAGCCATGTCCATAGCCGCCTGATTTTGAGAAACTGCCATGTCAGTTTCGCCCTGAGCTTGTGTTTGCTGCATTTGACCAGCAAGCTGGGCCTGTTGCTGCATAGCCATTTGGGTAGATTCTTGCTCTGCTTGCTCCTGTTGCTCTTTTTGAAGTTCTTCTTTTAGAATTTCAATTTCGGTCTCCGTCATATCATAGAATTCTTTGTAGATATGGCTGGTAGGGAACAGTCCAGTACCTACTACAGCTTGAACTACTCTAGCTTTGGCTTCATCTATCTCAAGTTTGCGCTTTATAAACACATCAGAAGGGTCTGGTAGCTGTATTTTGAGATTCTTAATGACACTTTTTGGGAATCCAACCATATTTAAGTGCCTTCTAGCTATCTCAGCAAAACCTTGAGCAACTGAATCTTGAACTCGTTGAATCACGCGAGCAAATTTTACATCAAGTTGGCTAAGGTTTGCCTTTCTTTCAGGAGATTTGTCGTACTCAACGATGTAATCTTTAGGAATTTTTAGAGTTGCGAGAAGCTTATCACGGAAATACTTAACATCATCAACCTCACCAAGGTTCTGAGCCCCAGGAAGAGTGTCAATTTTGGTTCCTTGGTTACCTCTAACAGGTACAAAGAAGTCCTCATCAACTGCGAGAGGGTTGTAACGACCGTCTACTCTGTTATTTGTGTGAAATTTTTCCTTTTTGAACTTAGTTTTCATGTTCTCAAGGAAAGCTTCTGCTTTTGAAGCGGGAAGATTGCCCACATCAACATAAAAAATCCTTCTTTCAGGTGCTCTAGAGAGTCGATAGACGAGCATAGCATCTTCCATAAGCTTTAGAGATCTATAAACCCTGATTGCACCAGCCAGAATTGATTTACCGTATGGATAGTATTTTGGATCAGAGCTATGTAACCTAAAGTGAATGATCTGATTCTTATCTAATTCCAAGTAAGTAGATTTAGAAGTATGCCAGTCACCTGAATTCGAGTTCTGCTGTGGTATCTCCTGAATAAATGTTTTTAGGTATCCGAACTTATCCTCAATCCTCATGATGTAATATGGGTTAAGGATTTTTATTTTTCGTATACCAGCGCCCATATCATTAGCATTGGCAACTGTTTCTATAAAACCATCTCCAAACTTACAGGCACCTCTTACAATATCCCAGTAATACTTGTCAAGGCGGATTCTTTCAAATAGCTTTTCAACTTCTTCAATAGCTTCTTTGCTCTCTGATTTTACTGTCCACCTTTTATTTCTAATATCTTTTTGAGTACAATCATCTGCGTAAATGTCTAGAGCCGCAGTAATTTCTGGGTAGTCATCCATTTTCTCGTACTCGTCATATCTACGCTTCCTGTTTAGTTCAGATTCTGGGAGGAAAGGTAACCCTCTAGTGTAATTCCAAAGGGGTTCTGCTATGGTCCCCATTGCATTGGGGTTTACAATTAAATCACCTTCAATTGATCTTGGATCACCAGCCGCAGCTAATTTCTCTTGTGCCTTTGTTGCAAAGAATTTAGCAAAGATCTTGGACATGTATCCTGTAGAATACATGGTCTGAACACTACCATCACCGATAGGTGTCCATGTGGTCTGTCCTGGCCCAGCGTTCTCGTTTATTTGATCAACCATGTTATATCCTCTTGGATGGTTCCTTTACTGCTAAGAAGCTGATGTGAGCTTAATATGCTCATCGGCTTTTTCTCTTTTGCAGGATTAAATTTAACTATCTCAGGGTTCTCCTCTCTATAGCGTCTTCCGCCATAAATAGATAGTGCTAAACTCATCACAAGGTCATCATTTTGTCCAGTATCTGCCTTAACTTTGCCATTATCGCTGATAATGAAGGTATTAAGCTCCATGACAGTTCTCTTGGAATTAATTTTAACTTCGTTCATGCGAATCGCTTCTTCCATCTCGACTAGAATATTATCACGATTCTTGGCGGTTATCTGTAATCCCATTTGCTGCTTCTCGTCAAACCAGACATTCTCATATTCAAGTTGCTCAAATAGGTAATCAAGTAAATTATTACCTATGGTATTTCGCTCAACGAGAACTGGACATAAATTATAATAGGTTCCTTCATCGAAGCAAATACGAGCAAACTCGTTTATAGGTGTGGTGTTAGAGTAAAACTCAGCAACTTGCTCACCTGAAT